AAATAATCCAACACAACTTGCTCAGCTGGGGGGACTATAGGGGGGTTATTTATATTTGTTTTATTATTTGTTTTTGTAGGGTGGCGTTTTTCGCCAGGGGTGGCGGTGGCGTTTTCCGCCACTGGTGTCGTGGCACTTTTCGCCACTGGTGGCACTTTTTGTAACTGGTGGCGTTTTTCGCCACTGGTAGCACTTTTCGCCACTAGTTTATTTTCAACGTTAGGAAGGTCTTTCACTAAATAGAATTCAGTCGTTCTTCCAGCTGTTTTAACAGTACGAATCAAACCAACTTCTTCAAGCTCTTTAAGAATTTCATAAATAGTCTTATCTCGGTTAATGCCAGTGAATTGTTTAAATTGTTCAATAGAAATAAAATCACTCTCTTTCTGCCAACCAGTCGTTTTACGAGCCACCAGCAAATAGGCTTTTACAGCGTTACCAGAAAGGGCAAACATCACTTCATCTACAAAAGCATTAGGGATCTGAAAAGAATTAGGGATAAATTTGCTCATAGCATTAAATCCGAAGCGTAACGTTGTGCGATCCATTGAATACCTTTCGATGTCACGCGAGTTTGGGTAAAGTTGTGACCGTGCTCTGCTGTACCAGTTTTTACAGTAAATAAACCACGGCTTTGTTTGTCTGAATAGGGAATAAGATTGCCTGATTGACGATATAACGCTTTATCACGCTCTAGTGCAGCAATCATCGCTTTCTCTGGCATATTTAAGATTTTTGCCGTTTCGCGTAATGATTTTGTTGTACCAATATCAACGTAAAGATCCACAAAGTCCGCTTTAGGTTTCATCGCTTTGTTCTCTAATGCTAAAGCTTGTTTCTCTTTCTCTGATGCCACCAACTGCTCTAAGGCTTGAAGATAATTCTGCGGTAAAAGTGCGGTCGGATTTTGTTGGTTTTCTAACTCTTGCCAACGGTCAATAACTGCCGCTGTAAATTCAGGTGAAAACTGAGCAACTAAAATATAAGTGTCGCGCTTATTCAAAAAATACTCATAGTAGATTTGACCATTCTGTGGGTGGGTGTACGGTTTCGGCTGATACCCCCCAATCACACCTTTTGAAATAAGTGTTTCAATGCTTTTACACACGTCACTATGTCTAGATTTAACAAGTTTTGTTATTTCTCGACTGCTCATTGTTAATGCACTTGCATTTTTATCATTAATCGGTAATAATTCATTCATCTTGTGAACTCCTTGTGAGTGTAATTAACCACGGTGGCCGCCGTGGTTTTTTATTGCCGTTTATTAAGTGAAATCACACACTCAATAGAATGTTGTGTTGCTGCTAAATGTTTATTTAATAACTTGAGGATCAAATCTTCTTCACAACTGGTAATCTCACCATCAGCAAGCGCACTTTCTAATGCTTCAAATAACAATCCACGAGCTGATAACTCATGTAATTGAATATTTGCCATTTCTACTGCATCTAAATCATCTGCACAGGTATCAGGTACAAAACGTCCACCAGCGGTACGGCATAATTCTTCAATAAATTGTGTGCACCCATATTCAAGCTGAATAGCGATCAACTCTTCATTTTTGAACCGTTGGCCCTTTGTTTGATAAAGACGATTATTTAATTCACTTTCAGTAAATCCTAAGAATCCAGCTACCGCACTTTTACCACCGGGTATCTGTTCAATCATCTCTATAATGGTTTGTTTCATTGCCATAATTTTTGCCTTATTTTTATGGTTTTCTTTTTGATTTTTAATGATAAATTAATCCCACAAATCGGGGCGTAATTCAGATTTTTTAACTTTGCCATTAGTAAGTTCTTCAATCTTTGCACAGCGTTCAGCCGGTACTTTTTCACGCCATTTTGATACTGCCCAAGGTGTGATATTGAAGTGCCGAGCCATGGCAGAAATACCGCCTACGATTTCATAAGCTTTTTCGATTGGTAGCATCCTAACCTCTTTTCTATTTTAAGTAGCATAATTCTACTACTAAAAATAGAATTGAATCAACTATTTTATTTACGTATTCTCTACCTTTAGTAGAAATAAGGGGGTTATATGTCAGATTTAGCAAGCCGAATTAATGAATTAATGGCTCAGCAAAATAAAAGAATAGGAGATCTTCAAAAAGCTCTAGGCGTAACCTATGAAATGGCCAGACGTTATACGCTAGGCACAGCCACACCAAGAGATGACAAAATTGAATCTATGGCTGAATACTTTGGAGTTAGTCCTGCTTATTTGAAATATGGCTCTACTGACTCAACTGAAACAAAAGTCACATCAAACATAAAAGAGCTCGGATCCTTTGACTTATGGGATAGAAACACGCCATTAAATAGTGATGAAGTGGCAGTGCCTTTTTATCAAGATGTCCGACTTTCTGCAGGTAATGGGTTTGCTGATGACATCGCAGACTATAACAATTTTAAATTACGCTTTTCTAAAGCCACATTAAGAAAACAAGGTGTTCAGTTCGAAAATGCTGTATGTGTAATTGCTGACGGTAACTCCATGGAACCTGTTATTCCGGATGGAACAACAGTGGGGATTGATTTGGGCAATAAAACCATTAGAGATGGAAAGATATACGCAATAAACCACGGTGGCTTACTGAGAATAAAACTACTCTACAATATGCCTAATGAGCAAGTGAAGATCCGCAGCTATAACAGTGATGAACACCCTGACGAAATAGCGGAATTAAAAGACATTTCAGTACTTGGTAAAGTGTTTTGGTATTCTGTTTTATTGTAAAATTTGGAGTAAAGATGAATATAAAATCTTTAGACGATTTGCTGACTCTTGCAGAAAAATCAATTAAAGGTGATGATATTAGTGAGATTGATTTTTCTGATTTTGCTAAAATATCTGTTAAAATTGATGGAGAAAATTATCATGGTGAATTGACAGCAAGTTTATGTCATTCGTTAAATCAATTCCATGATAGTTTGTCTCGGTTGTATTGTATTGCTAAATACGGCGAAGAAAATCTTACAAATCTTTCCGAGGAAGATAAAGAACTGCTCAATGTTACATTCTTTGTTAATGAAGGATGTACAGAGTGGAAAGTAGATTTTCAAGAATTATTTGAGAAAATTGGAAAACAGGTTGTAGAAAAAATGAATCCTTTCGGATTATCTGTTTGTGTGGCTTTAGGTATTGCAGGCATAACTGGTCATTATATATATGACCGTTATGCAGAAATGACAGAAAAGATCGTCACACAAACAAGCTCAACAGAAGTCATTAAAGAACAAGCTATTGCTATGAAAGATATGGCGAAAGCAATTTCTTATCGCGCACAAGATTTTTACATTGAGCAACTTAAGACTTACGATGACCCAAAAGAAATTAGATTATCAGTTGGGGAAGACAGTAAAGTATTAGACCAAGATGAAATTCAAGATTTAACTAAACGAACAAGACGCAAAATGGAGAATCTTGAAAAAGAGGTACAAGTCCGAATCGAATCCATCAAGAAATCTGCCGACAAGTATGTTGTTTCCTGTTCTTTATGGACCGGTGGAAATACGTTCCAAGTTAACGTTGATACATCATTTATTGATAAAGAAGAAACTGATTTACTTTTTGATGCCTTTAAAGATAATAAACCCGTAAATATTCTTGGAAATGTGAAGAGTTTTCAGGGAGAAATTCAAAAAGTGAATGCATCTTCAATATCAATCCATAAGCAACAAAAGAATTAGAATGAATTCTTACCCTTAGATTCAAAACAAAACCGCCTGTGTGGCGGTTTTTTTATTAGGTTTTATTGACTAATTATAAATAGATGTATCTACTGGTTTTAAACTTCCTGTCTTGAGCTTATTAACATCTCTGATTATTTTCTTCACATTATCAACAGTAAATACTGCTTCTTCTATGCCGCAACCTGGTGTATTAGTCAAGGAAAAACAAGAAACAAGAACGTTAGTATTATTATTGCCTGAATGGAACGCGTAAACATTATATCCATTTGTTGTTGGAGCTATTCCAATCTCTTTTGAAAAACTGTCATTCCTTGATTTTGCTAATTTATCCCATTCTAGGAATTTATTAAGAATTGATAAATGCTCGCTTGCATGCTCAGATGGGATTTTTAAGGTAAGGTTTGCACCCAATCCATTATTCATGCGATATGTCTCCACCACATACTCAATAGACTGATTGCCATTAGGATAATCAACTAAATAAGCTGATGTCGGTCTTTCCATATATGTTGATGCTACATTATTAAACACCATTCCTTTCACATCTGTCGGTATTTTTGAAACATTATTAGCTGAAGAACAGCCAATAAGTAAAGCACATGAAAGTGCAGTTAAAAATATTTTTCTCATATAACCTCCATTAAAAAGTGCGGTCATTCTACTTAAAAAAATTAGCACATTCCGTGATCAGCATCTCAAATCACAATATTCACTGATTAAAAAATAGGCATTCAAACACCAGCTAACAAAATATTTTCCCTTAAAAATCAAACAAATGCTACTTTTAATAGAAAATAATTCTACTTTTATGCAAATTTTAGTTGCATAAATATCTACTTTAAGTAGAATTAACCACAACAAAGCAAAACACTTTGAGTTGCTCTTTAAAAATTTGAAACAGGTTAATGATGGGGAAAAAAATAGCCACTCAAATGAGTAGCTATTAAAAATCACTTTTTAGGTGGCGGCGTAGGCCGTTTAGGTTGATAACTTTCTTGTAATGGGGTTGGTTCTGCCATTAGAATTTTTCTCCACAAAATTTAGCAATAAATGATTGATAAGGACTTAGCTTTGTATCGTCTTCTAATCTAAGTTGAATGGCAGCACGCTTATGCGCAATATCAGTTAATGCGCCAGTGATATTACTATTTAGTAAATCACTTGTAATTAATGCCTGATTCAACTCTTTATCACTCATGGTTGAATAATTTTTAAATAATGGTTGATATTGTGCTTGTGCAACTTTAGATAATGCGGCTTTTTCGCCAAAGCCATAAACAAGTGAAAGCACGCTTAGTATCGCTAAAATAAACCCAATAATGATATTTAGATGAAAATCTGGGAAAAATCTATCTAAGTCACCAAACACAGCAGACGAAAGTAACAGCTGAATGGTAATCAACAATTTATTTAATCGATCATTTAAGTGATAGTTTAAATTTTCTAAATTGTAGCTGTAATGCAACTCAAATACTAAATCATTTCGATTTTTCCCTTCCATCTTTTATTCCTCATCTTGGTTTAGGTTGTGGAGTCGGTCTTGGTGGAACATGACTTCTCTCCTCTTTTTCTATTTTCATAGTGTTTCCTCTGATTAAATTGTAGTCGCAGAGAGCATTATATTCCTCGTTGTAGTCGCATACAAGAGGACTTGAGCCTTACAAGTATAAAGAAAGGCGCTCATCATTAACCTGTTTTGAGTTTTAGACAATTTGGTTAAAGAAACTTGTCGCATAACGGTGCGCAGTGGTCGTGTAGATTGAAAGCCCTACCCTACTATGCAACGACAAGTTTTAAGTCCGCCAATTACGAAGCCAGTGAAAAACGGTGCAGTTGCCGAAAGTGGAGTTACGGCGGGTGAAAAAATACAAGCAAACGCGGCTTCATAACAGCGTGACATACCGGAGAGACGGTACATTAAAAACTGCATTTATAAGAGTGCGGTTTTTAATGGAAAAGAAAGGAGAAAACAAAATGGCAAACAAAACCTTTGAAATTGTTCGTCTTGCAATAATTAATGATCAACTTGGCAATCCCAAAGAATTGACATTGAAGATTGAAGAAAACAGCCTGTCAGATTCCGATAAGTCAAGAATAAAACAGGCTGTTTTGGAAAGTGCAGCTAAAAATACAAGTTTAATGCCGCTTGAATTGGCTGAATCATTATGTAAAGCCTTTATTTTGATTCAGGCTGATACATGCTCAAAAGGCGAATAACATCGGTGTTTTCATCTAAGCTTTCCAGCTCTGCTGATAAAGTTCTGATGAATGCACCAAGCTGTTTAGCATTGTATTCGTTAAACTCTGTCATTTGACTACTCTGCGTTTGTGTTGGAGTCCCTAAAATGTCTCTGGTAAGCATTAATGCGAGAGTATCAGCTTTTGGTTTTCTCATTGGTTTTATCCTTAGTTTGTGTTGTGAGAGATTAAATTATATTCCTTAGTGTTGTGAGAAACAATAAGGGCTTGAGCCTTGCAAGCATAAAGAAAGGCACCTTAATGGTTCTTGTCAATTCTTAATAAGAAAAAGCCCCTTAAATCGAAAGATTGAGCCCTTAAATCGAAAGATTGAGCCCTTAAATCGAAAGATTGAGATGGTTTTATAGGTGGAATATTCGATAGAGCCACCAGCTAAAGCCGCTTTCAAGTAGAAACATCACTAGTTTTACACTTTGTTCAATATGCCAAAAAACAAAATATATAATTTATTAAAAAAGGAGTTAAAATGAAAAGAAACAGGTTATTTGTATGCTTTAATAGCTTCGACTTACTAACAGATTTTATAGAAATTTCAGAGGATGTAATTTTTAAGGATGAAGAAGCACTAAAACGATATATTGAAAAACGTACAATTAATAGGTATGTAATTTTATCTGAAAACGATGTTGCTCATGAAATTTATGTAAATAAAGGTAATGTACATACCAAGCTCGGGACAAATTATATAGTATATCCAGTTTATATTAGTTAATATAACATTTGATTTTTAAACAAATTTTACTTTCAACAGAAAGTCGGTAACTACAATTAAGTGGCTTTTTTTGTACCCCAAATTCACAGGAGAACACCATGATCACCTACCAACAACTCTGCGACCAACAACAAAAGTATAATGATGAACTCAACAAACGCTGTAATAAGTTGCGTCAACTTATCAGCGAATTTTGCCAAGCAATAAGCCAAAACTTAGGGCTAAGTGATAAATATTACAACGCAACGATTAACGAAGTTTCCGCTACTGTACCTTATGTCAACTTGCTAGAATTAGACAGTGATGAACATCAACACATTCATGTAATGGAATTACCAATAACGTTTGATGAACAAGGTGACCCAATAGCCGAAGCTGGCATTTCACTCACCCTTGAAAAATCACCAAATACCTATCCCAAACAAAGCGTATTTATTCGTATTGAATTTACATTAAAACAAAATATCCTCATCTTGCGCTTTATAGATTTTGATGATGGATTATTTAAGGTTACCGTTAATCTAGATGACAATAATCACTTTGCTTATGCTGTTGAAGCCTATAAACAGCTTGTAATGAAAACTTTTACAATTTAATTTGACAAAAACCGCCATCAACGGATAAGATTTTTTCATCGGGGAGAGATAGGTGTAATACAATACTCGAAAGGGAAATAAACCCATACTGGAGACAGCAAATAGAAAGAGCTAACCGCGACTTTCATCGGGGCTGTTAAGAAGTAAGTTGATCCCCGATATTGACAACCACAAAAAACTAAAATACTATTCGCCTCAAGGTGTCGAAACCTAAAACTCAAGGCGGATAGTTCAACTGATCGCCAAAAGGCGATTTTTTTATATCCGTAATCCTGACTATGTCGGGAGGGCGACTAATACAATACCTTCGGGAAATACGTCCAGCCCTTTCCTTGAGCGGGTTTTCGAACCTCCCGACGCCACTGTCGAAAGTGGCTTGTTTTACACAAATACTCAAGGATTACAATATGTCAGCTCTTACAATTTTCAATTTTGAAAACACTCCTGTTCAAACCATTGTAGAAAACAATGAAATCTTTTTTAGAGCAACTCAGCTTGCAGAATTGTTGCAATATAAAAACCCACATGACGCATTAAGAAAACACGTTGATTCTGACGACCTAGCAAAACGCGAGATCGTGAATACTATCAATAAACGTGCTCAAGTTCTCTTCGTGAATGAAAGTGGAATGTATTCATTAGTCTTGAGTTCAAAATTAGAGCAAGCCAAAAAAGTAAAACGTTGGATAACTTCAGAAGTTTTACCGGCAATCAGAAAGACAGGAAAATATCAACTTCAACCACAACAACTTGCACTACCCCAGCCAGAAAAGAAATTCAGTTTTGAATTTACCGAGCATGAATTACAGCAGCTTGCTTGGTTGTGGTTCGCTTTCAAACGTGGCGTAGGCACATTCCAACATATTGAGAGAGCCTTTAACGTTTTAGGCTCAAATATGAGCGGGCAAATCTACGGACAGGCTTACGAATATTTAAGCGTGCTACGTTCTACCAATCAAATCTTAAACCGCATCACAAGTGATTTTAACATCGACCCAATGACAAACTGGCGTGTATTAAAACACTTGCGAGGCTTTAATCCAAAAGCAGTCAAAATCGACTTCTAAAACACCACAAAATCCGACCGCACTTTACCGTGTGGCGGATTTTTACACCCTAAATTCACTAAATTGATTAAAAAGGAAACAAAAAATGGAAAAATTTACTGATGTATTCGCAGAAATTACACGCCCTTTAGCAAAGCTTGCCCGTGCGATTTTTATCACCTTCCTGATTGGCGGAATCTCCTATTGTTTTGCAAGCGAGCCAACAGCACTAGAACGTGAAAGAGCGAGAGTACAGTGGATTGCTGAAAACGGTGAGTATCAAAAGAATTTAACCGAAGAAGGTGAAAAACAAGCACGTGCTTACGTATCTATTAAACAAGCTGAAATTAATAAGGAATTTAAATGAAACTACCTTTTAAAACCAACAGCGAACTTGCCGCCAAAGAAGAGCGCAAGAAAAATTATCAATCCGCTTATGTGCTTTGGGAAAAAGCATCAAAGCTAACCGGGAAAGAGATAAATAAGCACTGGTGCATAAGCCGTGCGGAATGGTGCCAAAAAATGCACCAAGAAGAAGTGAAACTTAAAACGAGAAAAATCTATGTACCGCATTAATACCTATTATGGCCATACCATTGACTACATCAAGCCGGATCCTAACGAAATTGATATTCGTGATATTGCTCATAACCTTAGCTTTGAAAACCGCTTCATTGGTCAAACTGCTGAACCTTATAGTGTAGCTCAGCATTGTGTACTTGGTAGCTACATTTTTGAAGAAATGGGATTACCTGAGCTTGCATTTATTTTTCTACTGCACGATGCAGCAGAAGCATACTTGAAAGATATTCCGACTCCACTCAAATATTTGCTAAGTGAGCCTTATCGCAATATTGAAGATCGCTTTAATTTAGCAATCCACCAGCGTTTTAATGTTGAGTATAAAAAATTGCCAGCAATTAAATCTATGGATTTATCTATGCTTGCAACGGAAAAAGAACAGTTACTTCCACCAGCATCTGTAGAGTGGCCACAATTGAAAGGTGTCTCTCCGGCAAATATCGCAATTGTTTTTTGGCAACCACATCAAGCTGAATCAGCATATCTTGACCAATTTAAACACTTAACTGAGATTTTAAACTATGGCGACAAGTAAGAAACCACGTAAAAAGCACGATAAAAATGCCAATATTAAACGGCAGAGCGACAGAATATGTCGCAACTCTCTTGTGCTTTCAGTTATTGGATTAGGAAACGACGGCACAGAATGGATAAAAAATAATATTCCACAAGATAGAACAACGGCCACTGAACAAGATTTCGAGCTGATGTATAACAAATCCCGCCCATGGTCTTTTGTTTTTGGTGTTATTTGCCGTGATCAACTTGGAAGAGGTTATATAAAATTTGAATATCAATCTCTTGCTAACCAATTTGCGTTCACCGCACCTGAAATGACAGATTACGTCAATGACAATATCAATGCCATTTTAAACGATGTAAACGAAGAGCACGTACTCTCCCCTTTCCTTATAGCGTCACCAGAGAAAAAAGAGTTTACAGATGATTACATCAAGAAACTTTTAACCTGGAAGAAAGTGGAAACAACGCTCAAAACCCCATTTGAGATTAAAGCGTTGCGTGAAGAAGGAATGGCCGCATTACGTGAAATAGATCCAACAGCTTATTCAGATAAAGCAACTTGGACGATCCTTCGTAAAAATGGCTGTAATGATTTTGCCGATATGCGACTAGTTGGATTAGAGAAATATCAACACTGCAAAGGAATCGGTAAAAAACGCATTCAAAGTCTGATTGATGGCTACCACGCATTAATCAATGACGAAAAATTAATTCCAAAATTGACCGCACTTCGTGAATTTGAAACTCAAATTTATATCCACCAACAAACAATGGCCCGATTAAATCGAGCTGCACAAATGTAGGAGAACCACATGGCTAAATTTATCAAACTAACTAATACGGATGAATCAGATATTTTCATCAACGTAGAACAAATTCAAACCATCACTAAAGATGAAAATGACACAGCTATTCAATTTGAAGATGGCACTATCTTTGTAAAAGAAACACCGGAACGAATTATTCATTCAATCCAATCTGATGGTGCGGTTAATGAATTACCCGTTGTTGATGTCATGACCGCTAAGTAAAAAACGACCGCACTTTTGTGGAGTAAAAATGATAGATGACACATTATATCGGTTAATTATGACTGTTCTAATATCTTTTTACTTTATTTTAATAGGAAGAAAACTACAGAAACTCGATGAAGATAGAATGAAAGAATGTGAGTTTTACTTCAGAATTAAAATATGGCTTATCTCTCGTGGGGTAAAAGATGTTTAGACAGGACTTACAAGTATCAAATGGTAAAAGATACGTTGTTATTGAATGCCAATTTGGACATGAATGGGGAATGGTTAGAGAGACGAAGGAAACAGTCAGCGAGGGAGAGGCATTGGAAATCGTCCAATATTGGATTAAGTACAAAAGAATAAGACCAGAGCAAATTATGGTTATTGAAGTACCTGACATTTGCAAGCCGTGGTGAATCAATATTTAACAAATCCAATAGGCGTTCCAAGTGAGCGCCTTTTGTTTTAAAGGAGATAAAATGAAACCAATTCTAGATGCTTGCTGTGGCGGAAGAATGTTTTACTTTGATAAGAGCAATCCGAATGTGCTTTTTGCCGATATAAGAAACCAAAAACTAAGTTTTAAGGATCGTGACAAAATTAGACATTTAGAAGTATCGCCTGATGTGATCCATGACTTCACTGATATGCCGTACCCCGATAAATCTTTTAAGTGCGTTATATTTGATCCGCCTCACTTGATACAAGGTGGCGACAATTCTTGGCTAGTAAAAAAATATGGAAGATTAGATAAAGATTGGGAAAATCAGTTATTAAAAGGCTTTCAGGAATGTATGAGAGTGCTAGACGATTATGGAACTCTTATTTTTAAGTGGAATGAAACTCAAGTGCCAGTTAGTAAGATTATTTCAATCTTAAATAAAACTCCAATTCTTGGGCATAAATCGGGAAAAGCGAACAATACGCATTGGATGCTATTCATGAAAATTGAGGAGAAAGAAAATGAAAGAATTTAACTTAGATGCGGCTTTAAATGGTGAGCCTGTAATGCTTAGAAATGGCTGCAAGGGTGTTGTGTATTACAAAATCCCTAAAGAATACGTTTTTTCGGATGGGAGTAATTCCGCATTTCCTTTGAAGGGGTTAATTTTTGATGAAGATGGATTTATCAAGGATAGCTCTTATTTTTGGACTGATAACGGGTTTTGCAATCATGAAAGCTACCACCCGAATGACATTATCGGAATGTGGGAAGAGCCAAAGATTAGCATTGAAGATTTACCTAAGCCGTTTAAGCCTAAAGATGGTGAACCGTATTTTTATATTACAGGTGGCTTTATTGAGTGCGAAAGTGAATTTTGGGATACGAATAATTTTGACATAGCCTCAGCCGAAAGAGGCGGTTGCTATCGCACAAGAGAAGATGCTCAAAAATGGCTTGATTTTATGAAGAGTATGATGGAGTAAGTATGAGCGAATGGATTAAATGTAGCGAGCTAATGCCGGCAATCGTTGGTGAGCAATCTAAACCAGTATTGGTATGGGGCGATGGGTATGATGAGCCTAAAATTGGTGTCTTTCATGAATATGATGGATGGGATTTCTGGGGCGTTACACATTGGATGCCACTGCCTAACCCACCATTAAATGAATAATTACTGCTACTCTATTATTGGAGAATATATGGGAAGAGAATTTTTTGATGAATACTGCAGTCCAGAATTATTAGCGTTAATAACTGGATATGTTTGCCCTAAATATCAGATGAAAAGCTTGAATGAGTTTGGAATTCCTTTTCTTCATCCAAAAGGAAATAGAAAGTTTCCGCTTGTGTTACGATCTGATGGTGACAAGATTTTGAAAGGTGAGAAAGTGC